TCTTCGAGTTATGGGACGAGCAGAACGGGCGCTGCGCTGTGTCCGGCGTAACGCTGACTCATCACCTGGACGGCTCTGGCACTAAAGAGTTCAACGCGTCGATCGACCGAATAAACAACGATGAAGGTTATTCAAAAGTAAACGTGCGTCTTGTGGCTTACCGTATAAACATCATGCGACACACATTATCGACGGATATGTTTTGGTGGTGGGTCAAGACTATTCACGACTACGCTTGCGAGTAAATATTAGTACAGGTAATATGTATCTATGTCCGACTACACTGAAGCTTATGCGATTGATGGGCTTCTCGAAGCCTTGGTTGGAATCGGATTAAGGGAAAGCGGCCAAGAAGTACTTGTGTACGACGCCGCACGCGTTGAAGAACTATTAGAGAGCCGCGGTGCAGAGCTCTCGTTGTGGGCGTTCATACAGGAGCTTGATGTGGCTGGCCTGGGTGAACGCGCACCTATGTTTGTTTGGTTGGACGACGACTTACGGTATGAGATCAAAAGCGGAACTTCTGGAGGAAGGCATCGACTCCATTAAAGAGGATGTCGATCTAACACATACAGAGTTTCAAGCTCGGATGCCGTACATGGGCCTGGCCCATGGGACATTGACCGTCCAACAAGAAAAGCTCGTCATGCTAGTCGCATCAGGTATGTCGATCAGAGCTGCAGCGCGAGCTGTCGGCTACAAGTCCTATGACGCAGCCCTCAAAGCTGTGCGTCGCCCAGAGCTACAGAAGGCGCTGGGTTATTTCCGCGAGCAAGCGCGGGAAACAGTGAAGTTCACCATTGCTAACGCGCACGGCATGTACATGGAGGCTTACTCCGCGTCGGCCAATGCTACTGAAATGAAAAACACAACGGACTCGTTGGTCAAGCTGCACGGGTTGGTGCAGCAAGAGCCGCAGGCGCAGGTAAATGTGCAGATCAACGCAACGTCTAAGCAGCTAGAGCGCTTGTCGGATGAGGAGTTGATAAAGATCGCGGGTAAAGACGCCACATACCTGGAGCCGTCCGTTGAGTAATGAGGTGCTTAAAAGGGAGTGCGGGCACTGCAAAACACTCCAACCCGAGACCTTGTTCGCCAGTGATACAGCTGATGAGTGTGTCTATTGCCTAGCTGAAAGAAACGAAGCACTGCCAGCACCATCAGTGGCCCCCGAGGTAGAAGCTGCACTCGAAGAGAAAGAGGAGGAGCAAAGTCTTGAGCACAAAGCAAAAGCGGAGTTGGCGTTACGCATCCTTACGCGAAAGCGTCTTCTCCCGTTTGTTGAACGCTTTAACCCCGATTACCACGCTGGCTGGGTCCATAAAGACATCTGTCAGCGCTTGGAGCAGTTCAGCCGTGACGTGGCTGAAAAGAAAAGTCCGCGACTTATGCTCTTCATGCCACCGCGCCATGGAAAAAGTACCTTGGCGTCGGTGGCGTTCCCGGCTTGGCATCTGGGTCGCCATCCTGACCACGAATTTATATCTTGCTCGTATTCGGGTTCGCTTGCTATGGGCTTCAGTCGCAAGGTCCGTCAGCTCCTTCGTGAACCGACGTATAAAACCGCTTTTCAGACGCGTCTGGACAAAGACTCCCAAAGTGCAGAGGCATGGCTTACTACTGGAGGTGGTGGGTACGTTGCTGCTGGTGTCGGTGGTGGTATCACTGGTAAAGGCGCACATGTCCTTGTCATCGACGATCCTGTAAAGAACCGTGAGGACGCTGAGAGCCAGAATAACCGCGACGCTAACTGGGATTGGTATACGTCTACTGCTTACACGCGTCTTGCTCCTGGTGGTGGCGTACTTGTCATTCTCACTCGCTGGCATGATGACGATTTGGCTGGGCGGCTTCTCAAAGCAGGAGCAGAGGGCGGAGATGAGTGGACCGTCGTTAAGTACCCAGCCATCGCAGAAGAAGACGAAGAGTTCCGAGTTAAGGGCGATGCTCTCCACGCCGAGCGGTATAACGTGGAGTCTCTGCAGCAAATCAAAAGAGCCGTTGGACCGAGAGATTGGTCGGCCCTCTATCAGCAGAATCCGGTCGCGGACGACGGCGACTACTTCTCGCGCCAGATGATCCAGTACTACGACCGTGAAGACCTCGACTACAACCAGATGCGGTACTACTGCGCGTGGGACTTGGCCATCGGCAAGCGGGACCGTAACGACTACTCGGTCGGCATGGTCATCGGGGTGGATGAACGGGACTGCCTGTACGTCATTGACGTGGTGCGCGGAAAGTTCGACGGCTTTGAGCTGGTCGAACAGATTCTAGATCTGTACGAAGCGTGGAAGCCCAGCATCGTCGGCATTGAGAAAGGTCACATCGAGATGGCGCTGGGGCCGTTTCTTGAGAAGCGCGTCAGAGAGCGCGGCTTATATGAGGCGTACTTTAAGGACCTGAAGACGGGTCGACGGGACAAGGAAGCCCGAGCCCGAGCCATCCAGGGACGCATGCAGCAGGGCATGGTGTTCTTCCCCAGGGATGAGGATTTTACAGGGCCGTTGGTCGCAGAGATGTTGCGTTTCCCCAACGGTGTTCACGATGACCAAGTCGACGCGCTTGCGTGGCTTGGTTTGATGATGTCTGAGTTTTCGACATACCAAGCACCAGTCATAAAGCCCCCTTCATGGCGGGATCGACTGGAACACATGGTCAGGCCGGTACGGGCCTCTAAATCAGCGATGAGTGCATAACATGGCTTACAAAAAGACACTGTCACGGATGACAGCAGCTGAGCAGCAAGAAGTCGCCTCCAAGCAATGGGATCGCTACATTCGCGCCCGAGACAACGGCCACCTCGAATATATCGAGATGGCAAAAAAGTGCGACGCGTTCTATCGCGGCGATCAGTGGGATCTTGATGATCTGCACGCGCTCGACAACGAGGGCCGTCCAGCATTGACGATCAACACGATTCTGCCAACGGTGAACACGGTGTTGGGCGAGCAGTCCACACGCCGCGCAGATGTGCAGTTCAAACCCCGCCGTTCCGGTGACGCAGAGGTCGCACAGACTCTAACCAAGCTGTACATGCAGATTGCTGACAACAATAAGCTCGACTGGGTTGAGCAGCAGGTGTTTAGCGACGGCCTGATCCTCGATGGACGGGGGTATTTCGACGTTCGGATGGACTTCAGCGATCACGTTGAGGGTGAGATCCGCATCACCGCCAAAGATCCGCTCGACATTCTCATTGACCCAGACGCAAAAGATTCAGACCCAAAAAGCTGGAACGAGGTGTTTGAGACGAAGTGGATGACTCTCGATGAGATCGAGGAGCTGTACGGCAAGAAGAAGGCGGAAGAGCTGCGCTTCATTGCTGAAAACGGCGCAGGTTTCGGGCGTGACTCCATCGAGTATGAGGAAAATCGCTTCGGGGATACGGACTCAGTAGACGACTATTTTGGCGCGGGTGTGCCGGGCGATGATGAGTATCGCAACGTGCGTGCGCTGCGGGTCATCGAGCGTCAGCACAAGCGCATGACCCGGGTGGATTGCTACGTTGATCCGAACACGGGTGACGCACGCGACGTACCAGAAAACTGGTCTGACACTAAGGCTAAGAAGTTTGCCAAGCAGTACGGGCTGGACATCATTAGCAAAGTGAAACGGCGAGTGAGGTGGACCGTAACTTGCGATCACGTCGTGCTGCATGACGATTGGAGTCCTTACAACGACCTGACGATTGTGCCGTTCTTCGCATACTTCCGCCGTGGCCGACCCTTTGGCATGGTGCGTAACCTGCTATCACCGCAGGAGCAGTTGAACAAAATTGCCAGCCAAGAGCTGCATATTGTTAATACCACAGCTAATAGCGGCTGGATGGTAGAAAGTGGGTCGTTGGTTGGTATGACAGCCGATGACTTGGAGGAGCACGGCGCTGAGACAGGACTGGTTGTCGAGTACAACCGGGGTTCCTCACCGCCCACCAAGATTCAGCCTAATCAGATCCCCACTGGTCTTGATCGCATCAGCCAGAAAGCTGCGCTGAACATAAAGACCATCTCGGGCATCAACGACAGCATGCTCGGTTCTGACAGCGCCGAAGTATCAGGGGTCGCGATCCAAGCCAAGCAGAACCGTGGCGTGGTCATGATCCAGGTGCCACTCGACAATCTGCGTAAGTCGCGGCAGTACC